TGCATCTGCGGTTCCTGTTGAAGAATTCCAGGTTGTTGAATCGGCTGCACCACCTTTAGGGATATGAGTCTGTTCGACGTATCGAATATTCTCATAACGCCCAATCTCACCGTTCATGATCAACTGGTAGCCTACATCAGAATACTGCTGTATGGCTTCAAGATCATCTTTAAACCCGCGTAAGGTTGTTGGCCATGCAATAGAGTAGTAATCATCATTCACATAAGGAGGAATGTTACGCTCTTTCATGTCGTCACAAACTAATTTTGCGTGTTCTTTGGTGTATGAGGCTGTATTGGTTGCTGTGGCTGTCCCGTCTGTGGTTGTTACCATTCCAGTGCTAAGCGTACCAACATATCGAATCATGGCTGAATCAAACTGTGCATGGGCTGCTGCGTCCATGGTTTTCTTACAGTCATGCTTCAATACTTTATTCACAACTTGCTTAACAGAATGCAAAGACAAATCGTCTAGCTTACCGCTGTAAGGTACTGAGTTACCGCGTTCTGTTACGGTTCCAGTGCCTTGCAAGATTGTAAAATTGGTTTCACGCATGGTATTGGTTTCAACCAGCGTTCCGCCTTGGAGTGCAACATCTTGATAGACGTTCCAGGTGAATAGCTCGCCTGAGTTTTTGCCTAATGCTTCTTTGACATCACAAAACTGGCGAAACTTTACTAAAGGTTGTACTTGATGACGTAACTCGTCCGACAACTGGTCGGAATACATGTAGCCGCCTATTGAGTCCGTCACCCATACTTGACCTGACATAATGTGGTCTCCTGTATTGGGTTAAGATTGACCTCTACTTTTTCGCATTTCTGCAATAATGGTCTTTTGCGTTTTAGGTGCTTTTGGTTCATTTCCACCTGCTGGCGCTGTTCCACTCTTTAAAGTAGTGATCTCCTTTTTGCGGTTCTGTCGGTCTTGTAATCCGTCATCAGTGATAGGCTTACTTAATCCACTTTTCCACTCTCTTACTTCTTCGGCGATGGCAATGTATAGATCCTTGTAGCTTCGTGTATCACCTTCATCACGTAATTCGTTCTCACGCTGGCTAAAGATGTTTTTAAGCTTTGAATCCGACATTACGTCGTCGTACTCTTTTTCCATATACTCTGTTGCTGCATCGTATGCCAGTTTGTCCTGCACCTGATGTGCAATCTGCACTGGATCAGCCGTGGTAGTTTCTTGACCTCGTATCTCTGTAACAAGGTCTTGTAACGCCGCCTGCCCTTCCTCTTTGGTGCCAAACTGTATACGATCTGTAATGCTTTCCAGCTTATCGCCTAATTCATTAGGTTCATCTGGTGTTTTAGCTTGCTCAAGTAACGCCTCTGCTTCCTGCTTGATTTGGGTGGCTTCAGCTAATCGCTTATCGGCTGATAATTCTTTCTGCAGCGCCCGCTTACCAGTATCAAAAATCTTACTTGATTCTACCTCTACTTCTTTCCCATCGATCTTAAGAGTAACCTTTTCCGGTTCTTCTTCAATCTTTGTATCCAGTGTTTCTACTTCTTTTTCTTCTTCAAGTTCTTCCTGCTCTACTTCCTCGGATTCTTTGTCCCTAAGATCCCTCGCCATTTGAGCAATGTCTGCACGATCTGAATTGCTTTGGTTTTGCTCTGGTGTTGGTTCTGGTTGTTCGGTTTCTAACGCGTCGTCATAGATAGCGTTTTCGCCCATGGTTAATCCTCCGATTCTATTAATTCCAGGTTTTCACCTGCATTCTGGCCAGCGTTGATTATCTGTACAATCCAATCAATAGCTAGTCTTCGTTTCTTGATTTCAATTTGAATATGCATGATGTCATTTGATGATGCTGGGTCCACTCCTTCAAGCTGATGCCGGTATGATTCAATGTCATCTAATGCCTGTTTAACTATCGATTGCCCTAATGGGCTCTCAATAAAGCTCTTACCTTGTTCTCCAAGGTCGTATTCTGATAATAGTTCATCAACTTCCATAATTATAGTTTTTAACCAATAAGTTAGCCATGTTTTGTACGCTTTCCTCTATGCCTTCCATTCTAACATCATTGTCGGCTCCATGCTGTTTCATGGCCTCAAGGGTGATAGCAAGCTTGCTCTTTTCTTCCTGCAACTTCATGGCGTTTTCTTCCTTACCTTCGGCCATGATTAACTTGGCTTTGTTGTCCTGCTCTTTAGACTCTAGTTCTTGTGTAAGACGTTGTATTTCTTGCATTAACTGTTCAATCTGTAGCTTTTCCTCACCCTCGGTAAAGAATCTTGATCCATCTTTGTACCCTAGATACCCGAAGATCTCTCCTACAACTTCCTCAATATCCATATTGGGTGGAGCTTCGGCCATGATCTTAGTCACTGCCCCTACACCCGAGATAAGTCTTTCAAGCCTGAATCCTGGGTTAGATGTACCCACGCCGATATCAACAGTAATCAATAGGTCTGATTTCATTAGTTCTTCAGTAACCTGCTGTATTTCTTCCCATATCTCAGCCTTATCCGCTGCCACTCCAATGACTGTACGATCTGACTCGTAGTATTGAATGAGTTTAGCCACTTGACTAATTGTTGGCTCGTACCATGTTTCCGAGAATGTCTTTAATCCGTAATCAGTCAATTGTCCTGCTGCTGACTGGATCATATTCATACCGCCTACGGTCTCACTCATTGAGCGGTTGTTCTTAACCGATCCACCTGAAAAATTGCCTACTAAGTCATCAAAATCAACATCAATTCGATTTTGTTCTTCATAGCTGGATCGAGTGACATCATTCCATTCAAGTTCTCGTACATCATCCGCTGTATTATCAACGATCGTGGCTGATCCTGCTGCATTTCTAAGCAAACTCCTAAGATTTACTTGTGCACCGCGTTTAACCAGGTAACGTTTATTCAGTGCAAGCTTAACGTTGTCTTGACGGGTATTGACAATCTCGTTGCCTTCTTTCTGTAATTGTTCGCCTAGCTCTGGCGTGCCTGGGGGCATAGCTCTGTGAGACTCAATAATATAGAAACCCATGGTTACAGGTCTCTCGCCATGCCAGTAGACTGAATCTAAAGATTTGGGCTTTGTAAGCCTCTTAACTGTGTGAAGCGTGTAGTAGATGATATCTCGGCCTTTTTGCCGCAAGATAACCTCATGCACCCACACCATTGAGAAATCGTCAATGTGTTCAACCTTAGCTTGCTGTGGGCTTTCCTGATTTCTATTCCTGGTTGACGATAGGTCGTTATAATCAATAAGTGCCTGTTGCAGTTCGTCTTCAGAGCAATCTTCGAATTCTTCATTTTCTTTAACATCCTGTATGAACATTGGGATCTTACGAATTAGATAAGGCGAAGTATTAACGGGGTCAATCCAGTTAGCACCTGGGTGGAATAACACCTGGTCCACTGGGTAAAGTTCTACGCAAGGATGATCAATCTTTTTAGCGCCTTCCCGGTCTTCATGCTTCCAGTAGTTGTATGAGGCAACAACGCCCATCTTTTGAGCATCTTGCAACCCACCAATGATAGTGAGAAACCAATGCATTTCTTTTTGTGCTAAATGGTGACTTAATAATTCCTTGATTAGCTTGGCTCCGGCCTTCTGTTCTGGTGACTGGCCTACCTCTTGAATAGATACTACGTCCATTGATGAGAAGAAAGCCGCCGCTCCTGCTGCTTCTGTGGCTCTGATGGCTGATCTTGTCTTAGGTCTGAATAGCTTTGACCTGTACTTATAAGCTTCGGTATTGTACTTAGAACCCTGGACATGGCGTGATTGGAACATACGCAGGTTGTTTTCCCACTGCTTGCGCCAATTAGTATTTGAGAATGTCGTGCTTGTGTCGTAGGCTGAATTGGCTTTCTTTAGCCATGGATCTTTATCGATAGCTGGGTCTTTGTCGGCTGGTCCCTCTTTCATAACAGTATTTTCCCATCTACCATCTTTTTAGGCTGGTGTTTGTCTCTCACACCTTCAATATGTGTTGGTAATTGACCATCCCACTTACCACGCTTCATGCCTGACCTTTCAAGGATTTCTCCACCAGCTTTAATGCAACATTTCAAGTCATGGTCTCGCTCTACGTCTTTGTAGAGTAATCGATACCCATATTGCATTGAGCTGGCAAAGTCCTTGATATCTACGACGCCGCCCTGTGAATTGACGTTAACAGCCCATAAATGAGCTGGATAGTGTTTGTTTAACATGCCAGATATCTTGTGTGCCAGGGTGATGTCTCTGGCCTCTGCCATATTATGAGATTCTAATATTGTTTCACTCAATCTTCTGCTACCTCAGGTTCGGTCATTTCATCGATTAGGCTGGATTTATCTTGATGCCATAGCCATTCTTTTTCAGTCATTGATGATTTAATGCACTTCGGCAGTGCATCATATTCATGGTTTCTTGTAGAATCCTGTCTCGCCCCTGTCCGATGACTCAAACTTTCGTCCATTACTGAATTTGTATGCGATATCGGCCCTATCATATTCCTTACCCCATATTTTACGCACCTTGTCTTGCATAGTGATACGTCTAACGGTTACTGGATGTCCTTGTAAGTTCTTTGCCATTAGTACACCTTGCCTGGGTCTTCCACTGTTAGTTCAAAAGTATCACCAATGAAATGATCGGATGGTGATGAGCCTGTGTTATCGTAAATTCCATACGATTTCCACGCCCCTGATACGTTAAATATATCTTCACTCTCATATTCTGTGTATTCATTGGCTGTAAATGTCGTATCAACATCATTTACTTTTTGGGTTATTGTTGTTGTGCCTAGAGTCACCCCATCTGCTGATGTCTTTGTGATGCTAGTCCCGTCTGGACGTATAAATACATTGGTTAATTCAGTGTTGCTAGATGAATCAAACCCTAGATTTGTCCGTATCGTTACCCCTGTTTCCCCTACTTTCATTTAATCCTCCGGCACTTCCGGCAATGTATCAGCGTCATTGATTAAGTGTGGTGGCGATATGTCCATATCGTATATCCTGCTCATTGCGTCAAAGAAGTCTTTATATGTCGTATTGGGGAAAAAAGAGTATTCATTCTCCATAAACTTATCGAACACATTGTAGATCTTCCCGTTCTCATCTTTTGACCTGATTGGTCTCGCTATTAAGCTCTCATCGCCCTGCGCTGCTGCCTTTAATTGTAGCTTAGTTAATGACTTTTGTGCATTTTTTGGCAGTGGGTAAAAGAATCTCCAATTCTCATGGTCTGGTTGTAATCGCTTGATTCTCTCATCTTTTGCATGATTTCCATCCCTTGGCCAGTTCAGTTCTTCAATGGGGAATGGATTACCCTCTATCCTCATCATTTCTTCAAAATGCTCAATATCTGACTGAGCCCCGTATCGCTCATAGCCTACCTTGACCGTCTGTATACCTGGCTGGTTAATCCAGTACTTACGCATCTGTTTGAGTTGATTCCAGCGCTCGGACAGTCTCATCTTGTGGCATACGCCATCAATCAATAGTTTGTTTCGGTTTGCATCAATACCAATAGCTGCAATTGCTGTATTACTTGAGCCAGTTAATGCCCTGCTGCCTGCATAGTCTACCATAATGTATACGTTTAAGACTGTTGGCCTCACCTCCCAGTATCTTATCCATTCAGGGTCGAATACTTGCTCACTGCCCGCAATGGGGTTTTGAAGCTGTTGACATGCTATTGTGTACGTTGATGACTCTAATTTCTTCTTTTGCCACACTTCATCGCTCAAGAATACAGGCTTACCTGTTGGTGTACCGTCGTTTGTAGCTGGGTAGATTCTTTGGCTTAACACCCCTCTACGTATCAATGCACCCCATGTATCTGCAAAGTTGTACCTTGTACCAATATGCCATCGCCTGGGGTTTGCGCTACTGGTTAGATTCTGTGCTAACTCCCATGCCTCTGTTGTTTTAAGTATCTGGTCTGAAGTGTTTACTGATGCTTTAGTCACTACATCATCAAATATGGCTAATTGAAAGTGCTTTGATACTGGCTGACCATCGACTAAACCCCATGATTCTACTGTGGATTCCTTCGGGTTTGACTTACGCTTTACAATAATACCGCTATCCAGGGACCATAAAGGGGCTTCTCGTCTTGGCTCTTTCCATAAGATATCAGGATATAACTGCTTTAATGTTTCATTGTATTCAAACTCACGCATGATTTGAGCTAAGAAAGCTTTAGCTATTGGCCTGGTGTGGCTGAATATACCGATGGTGATGTCTGGATTGTTGAGTATTTCCTGTATTGAGCCTACAAACGTGATCCATGTAGATTTATAGTGGTCTCTAGCCCATAGGTCTAAATACTCGTCTGGATCTGCCTCCACCTCTCTGCAGCGTTCATACATCCATGGGTGGATAGCGTCTGCTCTGTTGCACAAGTGAGTGAGTAGGAAGAATCTGTCTTTTAGCCCAATTTGTGCAATGGTCCAATCATCACTATTTGGGTCTTTTACAAAGTCCTCGTAGAAATCTAATGCTTGGGGTAGTGTGGCTTCTGACTGTAACCAGGCTAGTGCTTGGTCTACGAATGGCTGATTAACGTGGCCTTGTAGTGCTGGCTGGGCCATTAGTGTGTTGTTGCGTCATATTCTATAGTTGTTGCTGCCTTGCTATCCCTAAACTCGCTCTCTGTGATCTCATCGTAGCAGCCTGCATATTCACTTTGGAAATATTCCCAATCCTCGGGCAATATCATCATGAAAGCCATTGAGTTTAATGCCTGAGCTATGTCTCTCTGATTGTCGAGTAGTACCAGGTTAGTGCAGTCCTGGTGGTTGTGGTAATGGAATATCAATTGATCTGGTATTTTTAGTTTAATGTAGATCATCCTGCTTTCTTCCCTTCAATTACTGTTAGCCTGCGCTTTTGGATAGCACTGAAATCAATAGCCTCTTTTACTTCGTGTGTGTGTACGTGGTCAATATTTCCTTTTACCGTATGCTCTCTTACTGCAAATTTACTAATCGCATTTAGCATGGTAGCTGGGTTTTCTTCTAACCAATCGGCCATAATCTCTGGAAACTTCTTTCCGGTACGTCTTTGAATTACTTTGATAGATTCCAGGAATGCTTTACGCATAACTGGCGCCATATCTGAATTCTGAGCTGATTGTTTATTAGACATTAATACGTTCTCTTAATAAGTATTTGATTATATTAAACTATT